CGGGGCTGTATTTTTTATATTATTATCAATAAACTTAGTTACTAGAAGTCTCCTGAGCATAGATATTGTCAGAAAGGGTAATACCAGCACTTCTAGTGCTCTGAACAAGAGTTCTAGCATAAGATTCAGCAGCAGTTCCTGTAAGCATCTGATCAAAGCTGAACGAAATTGAATGCTCAACCTTATCATGATTTGTAACATCCGATCCAAATTTATCAGTAGGAATACTAAGTGGGAAAACACCAGTAAATACAGCTGCAAACTGAACTGTTAATCCATCAGGAAGAGTAGTCGCATAAACTGCTTTACCCTTATAAGCGCCCTGAGAATATGTATTCTGAGCTGAGGGGTCAGAGATACCATAAAGAACATTCCTGAAGATGGTAACCCATCTACCCATAATCTGAGTAATAGGTAATCCGGCCATTTCAGTAAAGGTGCAATCAAACGTCTGCTGATTCAATGTAACTAATCCAGGAACTTCCCATTTCATACCATTTAAACCAGTATACTCAATAGCCTGAACAGTATAATTTGGAATGGTAACTGACTGACAAACAGTCGTTAAGAACTGGCCAACTTCCTGTCCAATTGTATCCGGTGGGAAGAAGTAGACAAAATGATATCCTGTAGTATATGGATCAATAAATGTCTTTTCTCCACCGAACATTCTCCTCATTCTATCTGAGTAATTATATTTGTTGAAACCTAAATTATTTATAAAAGGATTAATAGGCATATTTTATATTTTCACCTTCCCTTATATATTACTGAACATTAAGAGAAACATTAATAATTTCAATAACACCAGTAACCTTAAGGTTAATATCAACCTGGCACTGATTATTTCTCTTCTGATATTCTGTAGCAGTAACACTGACTGAGAAGCTTTCTAAAGCTCTCTGAGACTGGAGCTCTGATAAGAAATTATTAACAGAGTTCTTAATAAGAGCATACGTATACTCATCATTAAACTCATAAACATACTGCTTAAGATTTCTTTCAAGAGTTCTCTGGATATACTGTAAGCAAAGAACGACATGAACATTTTTAAGAGCTGATGGAGTCTGCTGGGTAGTCCAATTACCCCAAAGAACATCTCCGCCATTGGTAAATCTAACAATAGGATTCAGCTCATCATCTTTAAATTGGTCTCTATAACCACCCTGTAAGAGATATCTATACTGCTGAATACTTGTAGACACTGCGCCTCTACGTAAACCAGCAAATGCCCAGAATATATCATAATCTCTGGCTGTTCTGACCATTAAATCAGTAACATGATATATAGGAGTCATCCAAATATTCTTACCAGTATAGGCATCGTAGATCTTAGTATAAGGCTCATATAATGCAGCTCTATAATTACTCCAGTTATGATCAGTTAATCTCTTAGTAATAGCGTCCTTAGCATTTTTATTACCACTTTCAGTATAGATACCATTATCAAGAATACCAAAGCAGGTATCTCTCTTATTGCACAATTCTATAATAGCATCTTTAACTGCAGTTGGATAACCTGCATCAAACACTACGCTGATATCAAAGTCCTCAGTATCAGTAATGAATCCATTTGATAAAGCTTCCTCAGAACTTACATCTACTTCAGGATTAGTAAGCACACCTGTGTAAGCCTTAATCATAGGACCCGTCATTTTATTCCAGTCTAAAGCACCTGATTTAGTATAGATAGCACCATCAGAACCACCAGATAAATATTCAATATCAGCCATAGCTAATTCATCATAGCTATTAGAAACTACTGTAATATTACCATCAGCATCCTCTTCTTCTGTATCTTCACTAATCATTATATTATCATTAACTTTGCATCTAAGATACTCAGAATATCTATCAAGAACATCTTCAATAAATAAAGAAGCACCAGAAGAATCTGTGGCATTTCTATCAAAAGAAACAATAAATGATTCAACTAATGAAGGATAAGCTGAATCTTTACTCTTAGTATAGATATCAAGAACAAAAGCGCCATCATAAGACTTTCTAGCCTTAGTAATCTTATAACCAATATTATTATAGTATTCTCCTCTACCATAAGGATAAAGAACCATATCAACAGTCCCATTACTAAGTGGATAGTCCATTTCGGCAACTGAATGGAACTCACTTAACTCTGAATCAACAAAGCTATAATTATTAGTAGTTTCTGTAGTTTCAACAATAGTTATAGCTTTAGCTTCAGAATCATCAATAGAAGTTTCAGGATCAGTTGAATCATATTCAATTACATCAAAATTAGCTGTAGATGAATATGCCTGAGAAAGATCTTCAAAAACTGAATTACTAACCTGAATAACCTCAGTATTAACAAAATTACCAGCAAAGGATTTACCAGTAAATTTAAATCCAACCATTTCAACACTGGATGAAGAAGGATTCATTGAAGTTACAACAGTTTCTCCGCCAGCTCTATCAGAACCAGTTGATTTTTCAGATTCAGATCTAGCTCCATATAACTTAACTGTAGGATCAATAGTATAATTGATACTAACAGCTTCAGGAATAATTAATGAGCTACCTTCATTTTCAGAAATAATTTCATCTAAACTCTTTGAAGCTAAATCTTCCTGAGAAACTAACACACCCTTAGTAGTATCAACTTCCTTAATTTCAGTTTTATTACCAGCTTCATCAACTTCATATCTGGTAACAACTGTAGTAGGATTAGCTGAAAGCTTTAAAGCCTTAAATGCATAAGTTGCATCATCAGGAAGAACTCTCATAACATAAAGATTACTAAGAGTCTTTAAATACTGAAGGGCAACATATCCGCCTTGGCCAAATCTGGAGCTATCAGGGCTACCATAAGTTCTGATAAAATCAGATGCTGAAGTTGTTAATCTGGGGGTGTTATCAGGACCCTTTTCACTATTAATGCAAATAAAACCAATAAGATTACTTGATAATGCCTCTACATACTGAGAATTATCAACTATCTTAACTCTAACACCAGGCCAGCCACTACTTATACTAGAAGCCATGGTCTATACCATCTCCTTGTAAATAAATGTTTGCTGCTAAATATAAAAAAGTCTCTTCCACAACATGTAAAATATTAATGGAAGAGACTTTTTAAACTTAAGTTAATAAAGCAATACCCCTTGCAGCTAACATTTGTAAATCTTCTACAGATTTCAACTTTTTATATTCATAAACACCACATCCAAGAGTTACTGCTAATACTTCAGAGGTATTATATAATTCTGAAAAAGGAGGACATGGGTATTTATGTTTAACTCCTTCATCACTATCATCAACCATTATACCCATATAAGGCGCAGTATGATAATATGCACTAGTTAAACTTCTTAAATTTAAACAATTAAAATCTTGAATATCCATAAAATGAGAATCATGTCTCAATACTAAAGTAGTATTATTTCTAAAGCATCTGTTAAAATCTTGTAAGAATTTGATATAGAATTTATCATAATATTCTAGCTCAAATTGGGATAATCCTGATTCTGATAGTTTCATTTTAATTTGATCTTTCAATTGATTAAACATAAAGTCTAATTTCTTTTCTTGATCTTCACTAAAATGTAAACCTTTATTAGCTACTGCTTCATAGTATTGAAGTATGATTTGAAGATATGGCCTATAAAAAAGTTCTGCAAATTGTTTAGCTGTAACGGTATTAACTCTATTAGAAAAAATATTTTTATCTTTTGGATCTTTAAAAGTATAAAATAACATATAAAAGAATTGTTTATACCAATTTAAAGTAATTGGATTTTTAGCTAAGATACCTCTATTATGAATATTATAAGAATGAATAGCATAATATAATAAGCCAGATAATATATCTGCATATTCTTTCTTAAATATAGATTTAAAGTTATCTTTTTCAGTATTAAAGATATTCATCTTTTTAACTATAGGAGTAGTTATGTCTATAAAACTATAATTAATATATATTTTATTATTCTCTTTATCATAAACTACCGGTAAGTTTCTTTTCATAAAGTTAAAATGCTTAACTTGAATACCTTTATCTAATTGAGCATTTATAGACTCACACAATACTGGTACTAAAAAATCAAATTCTCCAAACTTAGTAACTATATCTTCTATATGCTTATACGCATCAAATAAAAACTTGATCATTAGTATATAATCTCCTCTCTATAATGTATAATATAGGGAGACTACTTTCTGTGTTAG